CTCTGTCTCGTTGAGTAGTGACTGGAACCACTGTAGTTGCTGATGAAGCTTGTCCAATATAAATTGCAAAATCATGTCTTAAAAATTCTGACATATTATTCTCCTAAGAAAAGGGATTGCTCCCTTTTCATTAGATTACATAGAAAATATTAACATAAAATACACCAGCGGTGGCTGTTGCGCCACCAGTTAGTGTAATTGTATACTGTAATTTCTGATCTGCAGTAGGAGGAGTAGCATAAGCTGATAAGAAATAGCTAGTAGCACTTAATTGACTATGACCAACTGTAAATAAGGTGGCACCTGACATAATGTTACCAATACCAGCAACACTAATAACTGCCGTAGCATTAGTTACCGATGGGCCAGATGTAGCAACAGCACTAACTAAACCGGCATTTACAATTTGAGCATCTTTTGGAAGCCAGCCTAAGTCATAAGCTACTGCTGTTGTAGCATTAGCAACAGATAGATCAACTTTAAATGATTTACATTGAATATCTTTAGCTGTAGGAGATAGTGGTGTTTGGCCTGCAGGGCCTGCGCTTTGATAATTAAAAGCCATTTTTATTCCTTTAAGAAAAAAGGGAGAGCCTAATTAAAGACTCCCCCCGTGTTAATTATTAAGCGCCGGGGCTAGCGTAAATGGCTCGGCGATCTGTCCAACCAAAACTGTATCGGGCGGTAGCCTTGTACTTAGCGTTTTCGGTGTCAAAATCTTCGTCCATTGTAAACTCATCAGCTCTACGCTCAAAATACTTTAGACCATTCTGTACATCAGTACGGATGAACCAAGCATCGGTGTCAGTTAGGTAGTGGTTTACAACAACTTCTGGAATCATGCCCATAGTTTTTAGAGCATTTAGATCGTTGTTATCAGTACCAGGACGACCGTCTGTTTGTAGAATACGCTTAACTTCAAACATTAGTTCCTTAGGGATAATTAATGTCTTAGGGCGTACAGCGATCTTTAGACCACGGTCATTAGTAAAACCAGCAATATCGATGCAAGCTTGTTCTAGAGCAGCTTCAGAAATATCCACAGCTACTGAAGGACCATTAGTATATGTACCACCAGCAATGTTAGGAGCGGAAGCTGAGCCACCAACAGCAGCGCTGGAAGCAGAAGCAATTAGTGAAGCACCATCACCACCAACATATGATGTGCTGAAAGCACGGTTGTACACGTTAGCCGCAACGATTTCCTTAGTTTGTCGCATTGAGAAAGCAAGACTTTGGGCCTTTTGCTTACCAACAACATCATATAGATCATCGTCTACAACTTCACGAGTGATGATAAAACCAAGAGCATATACCACATGGTTGTATCGTGATGTGAAGCCTTGACGAGAAGTATCATATGTTACTGGAGCACTTTCGTTCTTGACTGAAGCAAGACCGAAGTAAGATGCACCAACATCCTCCTCAAACGCTCTACGAGAAGTATTCTTCTCAAAAAGTTTTTCCCATTCTACAGGGAATTGGTTATAAGCCGCACCATACCAGGCATTGACACCAGGCCATAGGGCTTTCGCAAAATTTGAAGTAGTAATAGCCATTTAAATATTCCTTTAAAAATTATTGACCAGTTGCGCCAGTACCACCGCCTAGTGTCGCAGCATTGATCTTAAACAGACCTTTGACAGCAGTCGATGTACCACCAATAGTTTCATTGTCAATACGCTGTGAAGCGCCAAGGAACTTAAATGGTAGAGTAGCAGTTGTAGCTTTAGTAGACATATCAGCCGCAGCAGCGGAAGTACCAGTAGTTGTACTACCGGTAACAGTTGTATGGCTTACATTTAGGCCAACATCAGCGGTTAGATATGTATAAGAAGCATTAGCACCTGTGCATAACTCAGCTTCATAAATAACATCAGGAGCATCTTCAACTAGTACATATTGTGCTGTTGAAGCGGCACGATATTGAGGAGTATCTAGTGACACAGAACCTGCAGACATTTTACCAGTAACGGGGTCAAACTTGGCATTTACAATACCAACAACAACACCTAGAACTGGGCCAGCGGCAGCAGCCTTAGTAACAGTGGCTACACCGTTACCATCGGCATCACCAGCTAGAACTACAGGATCACCTACAAATAGAGCAGTACCATCAGCAGCCGCTGTGGCATAAATATTGCCGCCACCATTATAAGGGGCGCCAGTTGCGTGTTTTACAGGTCGAAAACCTGCAATACGAGAAGTATTAGCCATGAACTTATCCTTTTAAATAAAAGGTAAGTGCTTATAGGAGGTCTCCATAATCAGCCTTCCTACGTTGTTCACTTACCATAGTTTGTTCTAAGGCTGTAATCTCTGCTTGTTTAGCTGCTGCATCCTCTAGTGCAAATTCCTTTTTAATTCGCATAGCGACAGCTTTAACACCTTTACCAACAGAAAAATGTGCCGTAGAACCTAAAGTAGAAGGCTCGTCCACACGATTTGATCCTAGTGATGGAATTTCACTTGCTGGTACAATTTCATAACCAGCTTGTAGAAAACGATCAATTCGATCATCTAAATCATTAACGAGTCTGTATGTGTAGTTCTCATCCTTGTTCTTAATGTCAAGGCGATTGGCCCTGCCGATGGGAACTCGTTTTGGTCGGGCACTTGCCACAGGGGTAGTTGTACGTGTCATACTATTCCTTTACTTTGATTGTCGCGTTGCTTTAATTTGCGCGATGTAATCTTCTTTGTTGAATAATTTAGGATCACTACGGATCAGAGTATTCATAATTTGTCGCTCGGTTTCAGTAAGTTGAAAATCATCTGAACCACGAGTTGAAGGAGATACTCTACTTGAACCTACCTCTGGGGCGGCTTGTTTATTTGGGTTTGTGAACTTATGTGGGAATTCGGCACGGACACTTTGTTCTACACGTTTTAGAACTTCTGTGGGTTCCATAGTTCCTGCTAGTTCTCGGCCGAGTTCGTCGGCAAATGCTCTCATAGCTTTTGAGGAATTATACCAGGTGTTACGCGACACCCAATCATTAAATACTTGCGGAGTTTCATTTTGTTCTACAACAGGTGCTGCAGCAGCCCGTTGTACTTCCGTAATCTGATGTTCTACAGTTTTAATTTGACTATCAATGGCTTCAAACTTATCACCATCGCCGTCACGTAAAGCTGATTTACGCTCCTCTTTTAGAGCTGAAAGAGCACGATTAAACTCGGTCTCTTGTACTTTTGTATAATGAGTCTTTAGTGCTTCCAATGCACGAGTAACTTGTTTTAGTTGTCGTGATTGGTGCTCAATCTTATCAAACAGGGGCTTGCGATTTACAAACTCTTTAGCATCAATAAAATCTGCTTCATTACCGTTGAACTCTGTCTTTGGGCGCCAGCCCATTTCCATAGCACGTTGTTCAATTTCAGTATATTGAGGAGTATTTTCTCCTGGTGTGTTTTCGATATTCTCATCCATAATTACTCCTTAAAGATACAGATAATATCCTCATCATTGATGATTAAATATACTTCATCATCAGATGGGTCTTGTACAAACTTACCGCCAAATTTAGCAAAACCAATTACATCACCTACCTTTGTATCACCTACATAGTCTTGGTGTGCATTTGGACCAATTTGAAGAATTGTACCCTTATCTACATTGATTTGTTCTTTGCGTTCAGAAAATTCAGGTAGTTGAATACCTGCGGCTTTAGCTGAAGCAAACACTTTATCATGTTCTTGAATCTTAAAAGGTTTAACTAAGACTCTACATCCAGTTACTGTAATACTCATGCATTCTCCTCTAGAAGATAATCTAATACACCTTGAAGTGATTCGATTCTGCCCTGCAGTTTATAAATTAAATTGCCTTCTGCAATTACTAGTCCGTCTTTTTGTTCGTCAATTAGTTCTTTAATTGACCTGGCGAAGTGTTTTGTTACTTCGCTTTGTTTCCATTCGAACTTTTCGCTTTCTGAGATTGTTGTGCTAATTTGTTAGCCTCCTGTTGATGACTCATCTGCTGTTGATGTGCTTGATCTTTTTGAGCAAGCTGCTGATTGCCTTTCATCTGTTCTGCAGATGAGAAAATACGCGCCATTTGAATTTCTGACGCAGCCTTGAGTTGTGCACTTTCTTGTTGCTGTTGCATTTTTTGTGCGTGTTCCTGGGCCTTCATTTGCATTTGTAGCTCATGATCTCTACCCTTTAGTTCCATATCAAATTGCTTACCTTGTGTATCAAGAGCCAGCTTTTGCTGATCTGCTTGCATTTTTGCTTGGATAGCCATTAGTTTAGGATCAGGTGGAGGAGGAGGAATTTCACCAGTTTGTTGCACTTGTGCACTAAATAACTCTTGCCAATTAGGTTGTTCTTGCGCTTCAAGCACACGAGAAATAATCTTAATTGGATCAAGAATAGGTCCAGCCATTTGCATTAATTCCATCAGACCTTGTGCTTTCATTAGTTTTTCACTTTGAGACATCGCACTGGGATCGGCTGCTGGAATAATATCATAAAGCGACTTATCAAAATCATCTGGTCCAATTGGGCTATCGAGAACAGCCACAACATGATTAGGATCAGTGTAAAGAGCATTTAGATCAAAAATCTTATCAAATTCTTCACCTAACGCACGATAAATACGCTTATAAATAGCTGTAAATACTTTCATACCCTGCTCAACAGTAGCCATTGTTGTTGTAGCTGGAGTATTTTGTCCTGGCATTTTACCTGTAAAGATTTCTGCTACAGAAGCAAGTTCCTTACCAGAAGTAATTAGAGTACCAAGAAGTTGGAATAAAACTGTACTAGGTTCTTTTAATGGTAGAGGAACAATTTGCTTACGTAAGTCATCGCCAGTAGCATTAACCGGCTTCCATTCACCTGGAGCAAATTTAGAATCCCCCATTTTCATACGAAGACCCTTACCAATAAAACCTGCTTGTAGTGTAGATAAATGCCCACTATCAACAAGAATATTAATAAGAGTGTTTACAGATTCATTTAAAGGACCAAGAAGAATACCAAAACCAATATCATAAAAACCACCGTCAGGATTTGGAATAAATCCAAATTTAGTATACATACGTAGTGGTTTAATGCGCTTAATCTTTTTTGTATTTTCTACATACTCAATACCATCACTTCTGTAACGAGCTTGAATACGAAGAAGTTTACCTGTTTCTTCTTCAAAAGTGATAATATATGGTTCAGCATAGCCATCCCCATCAATATCATAGAATGTGTGTTGTTCAATTAAAGAATAAGGAGTGGTATCATCATTAGGAGGAGGATTACCAGTATACATATCAGGGGTAGTAGGATCACCTAAATCCACATCTTTAAATACACCTGAATTTACTTTTTCTTTAAATAAACGCTTAGACATGAGAATGCGTTCTGAAATACGCTCGCATTCATATAAATTTTTAGTCCAATAATTAACTACAATGTTTTTGGGTAGTAAGACTTCAGAACGAATACGATCTTCAGCTTTATCATACCATGTCTTTTTAAACATAGTACCCACAACAGGAAGCATCATAAGCATTCTGTCCATTTCTTCTTCCCAACAATATAGTTCTGTTAGGACTTGATAGGACATATAAGTTGACACTCGTGTTGCTTTTTCTAGCTTTTGACCAGTAGTGTCTTTACCAGCAACCACATAGTTAACAATTTTACCATTAGAAGGTACTAGACTTGGGTATGCTCTTGCAGCAAACTGCATAGCTGCTGTAGAAAGCAGAGGATACTTAATATTGCTAGCATTAGGCCAAGGATATGTCTTTTGCTCTCTAATTTGATTAGCAAGCTTTAACCAATCTTCCAAATCACGTTCCCAATCGGAACGACTTTGGCAATCAGACTCATATCCTTGCTTACAATATTCAGAAATCTCATTTTGCTTATCTTCAGACATTCCATCAAGGAAATTCTTTTGAGCTAATGTTCTTTCTGCTTCAATTTTAATAGCCTCAGGATTAATACCCTGTGTATTCTGATCTGCCATCGCTTGCGTATCCGCTGGACTGTAGTTCATCGTTGTATTCTTCCTCTTCAATTTCTTGTTGTGTTGGAGCTTCGACTAAACTGTCTAGCATCATACCAAGATAAGCAAACGC